CAAAATTATACTTCACACCTTAAATTAATACTATGAAATGGTTAGCCAATTTATTATCAGACGAAAGAGGTAGCGTGTCTACAAAGCGAGTTATTGCTTTACTATCGGCTTTATTTATTTGTATTACCTTATTAGCTAATAGCTTTACACATCAAGAGATTGCCCCTTCGGATAAACTTGTAGATGCCGTAATGGTCATTTGCATAGCTGCGATGGGTACTACAACAATAGATAAATTCAGCCAAAAATAAACAATGCTAAAATCAAAACGCAAACGACTATTCTTTGACATTGAAGTTTCGGCAAATATTGGCTTCTTTTGGAGTTCCGGTTACAAGCTTAACATCGGTCCAGAAAGTATAATAAAAGAACGAGCAGTAATTTGTATTTGTTATAAGTGGGAAGATGAGAAACAAGTTTACGCTTTGGAATGGGATAGTAAACAATGCGACAAAAGAATGCTACAAAAGTTTATTGAAGTAGCAAACACGGCTTCGGAAATTATAGGACACAATGGCGACAAGTTTGATATGGCTTGGATTAGAACACGCTGCTTGTTTCACAAGATACCAATGTTCCCTTCTTATGTTACTATCGACACGCTAAAAGTAGCACGTCAAAAGTTTAGATTTAATAGCAACAAGCTTAATTACATAGCTGATTACTTAGGCATTGGCACAAAGATAAAGACCGAATATAGTTTATGGAAAGACATTGTTCTGCATAAGGACAAAGTGGCTATGGCTAAAATGATTAAGTACTGCCAAAAGGACGTAGTGTTATTAGAGCAAGTATTTAACGCATTAAAGCTGCACATAGAACCTAAGACACATTACGGAGTTATATTTGGACAAGACAGAGGTACTTGCCCTGAATGTGGCAGCGATGACTTAACGATACAAATGAGGCGCACAACGGCAACAGGAGTAAAGAAAATATTATACAAGTGCAAGACTTGTTTTAAGATACATTCCAAAACAGACAAATAATGGATAGCAAAATATTATCGGCAGTAATAGAAGATATGCGTAGGCGTGAACTTGTAGGAAAATCAAAGTATGGAACTACAATGGACAGAACAGATTTAAGTACAGGTCAATGGATAACGCATTTAAAAGAAGAACTACAAGATGCAATCCTTTATTTGACCAAACTTGAAACCATACACAATGCGCCTCAAAAAGATATTTAGCTTCGGTAATGTTTTAGATCACGAAACTTACGAGCAGTTAAAAGAATTAGATTATACGAACCCAAACTTTAAGGGTTGCGGTGACGAGTTTCAGTACAATCGTGAGTGGTGGGTTATGCTTGACGAAGGCGAGATAGTAGCTTATTGTGGTTCTATTTACTCCAAAGGCATCTGCATATTTAATAGGGCGTGGGTTAAAAAAGAATACAGAGGGCAGGGCATACAGAGACGAATGATTAGAACCAGGTTAAAGGCTGCGTCTACTTTTTGCCACATAGCTATTACATACACTACTTTAGACAACTTCCCTTCGGCTAATAACCTTATAGATTGCCGGTTCAAGCTTTACTTACCGGAGTATTCATATGGGGGTTCTGACAAACTTTACTTTCAAAAGTTACTTTAGACCTTTAAAGTACAATAAAGGTAGTAATTCTACTACTTTTGGCTGCATTTTACTTCCGACTTTGTCAATCAATAAAGTTGTATTTATCAATCAATAGATCAGTTTTACCCTTACTTTATGTTACAATTTTACATATATTGGTATCACTTTTGTACGTATATGCGTACAACTATACGTATAAATAGCACAATCTAAAGTGCAATATGCTGCGCTTTATGTCGGAAATATCCATAATTAGATACGTTTTCTTTACATAATGTGCGATAAAATGCACATTATTTGCAACAAGGTTACAAAAATAAATTTATTACTTTTGCACTTTGTATTGTGTAATGTGTTATCTTTGTTGAAACAAAACACAATATGACACATTTAACCACCTACCAAATGTTCCAATATCAGCGATACGGGAACATATTAATTGACGGGGATAGGAGTACATCAAACCCTTACGACCCTGCTCTATTGCCTAAAAACTACGATTACGAAGATGACGATTACACGTTTACTCGTTGGGTAGAACACAATGCAGAACTTGAACTTTTAAAAAACGAATTATATGAAGATTGAATTTATCAAAGAAACTAAGCCAGATGGCACAGTATTTTATTATACTAAAGTAGATAACAGATTTGATGGTATGAGTATGTACTTAGAGTACTCACAAGCCTACGAGTATTTTCTTAGCTTAAAGAAAAGACAAGAACCTATTATCGAAATTTTAGAACATTATTCTATTGACACCGAAACCAAATAACAATGAGCCTAATTAAAATTCAACAGGAATTAAAAGCACCTAAAAACCAATTCAATGCTTTTGCTAAATACAAGTACCGGAGTGCCGAAGATATTATCGAAGCTGCAAAACCTATCTGCCATAAATACGGCTACGCTTTAATGTTAAGCGATGAGGTAGTAGAAGTAGGCGGCAGAGTTTATGTAAAGGCTACGGCTTGTTTATCTAACTTAGAAGATAACATTACCTGCACAGGTCTTGCTCGTGAAGAGGAGAACAAAAAGGGAATGGACGCTTCGCAGATTACCGGAGCAGCAAGTAGCTATGCCAGGAAGTACGCACTTAACGGACTCTTTGCCATAGACGATACTAAAGATGCAGACGCTACCAATGAGCATAAAGACGAGGTAAGCGAAGGACAAAAAGCATTCTTGATTGAAGCACTTGATAAGACAAAGTTTACCGGTGACCAGAAGGTTAAGGCTGCTTTAAAAATCAATGCCATCAAGACCTTAGACGAATTTAACAAGATTAAAGAAACCATTAAAAAAAGTTAATATGAAAACCGCAATGCAAGAATTAAAAGATTGGGCTAATCAATATAAAGGTCAAATGATTTCAGCAGACCAAGTTGTATTAAAAGCACATAACTTACTTACAAAAGAAAAAGAAATATGCATATTACTTGCAGAAAAAGTATTAGATAATTTAATAGAAGAAGACATTAACGAAAAAGAAAACTAATGAAAGAATTGCTACCATTTGAAAGGCAGATATTACTTGCAGAAGTTTACCACTACGCTTGGTATAACGAAGAGGCTTACTCAGACCTTTTAGCGTTTATAGATAAGTATCAAACCATTTTAGATAAACCAGTATTTTTAACACAAATCCCAAACAATGACACAGAAACAACAAATCTTGAACCACTTGCTTACGGGCAAGACATTGACACCAATCCAGGCTTTAACGAAGTACAATAGCCTAAGATTAGCAGCCGTAGTATTTGAATTAAAACGCAAAGGCTACAAAGTACAAACGGAATTAATTAACGTAGGTACAAAAAAACAAAGTAAATTAGTAGCTAAATATTCAATTAAAAACAAATAAAAATGGAACAAAAAAAATGGAGTACTGGCGGTTGGAAAAAGACAACTGCTAAAGGAGAAGTAATTAATTTTACAATCAACGATGTACGTTACTCAATGTGGGTTAATGCTTACAAGACAGAGGACAAACAACCAGACTTTAAGATTTACATTAATGATTTCAAACCAAAAGAAGATACGGAAGGATTGCCGTTTTAATTATGCTAACGAGAAATAAAGATGTTTCAATAAGACAACTAAAGGAGTTATACTATGCTCAACGTAATACCCACGTTAAATTGCACGAAATGATGTCGCAGTTAGGGTTGTTAGGCTTAGAAGACAACGAGCCTTTAGGTGCGGATATAGGTGCGAGAAGCATCGTTAAATTAGTTGAAGAGGTATTTGAATGCGATATATCAAGAAGGGATAGATCATTAAGAACTACCTTTGGTCGCAAGGCTGCTGCTTACTTACTCAGAAGGTATACTAAATTGAACCTAAAAGAGATAAGCGCATACACCGGCACTAAAGACCATACCACCGCAATTCACAATATCAAACAAGCAAACAACCTAATTGACACGGAAGATTGGTTTAAGGACAAATTAAAAAGAATTTGCCAAAAGATTGAAATTACCGAAAATTAGTTTATATTTGCAGATATATAAAAACACATTAACGAAGTACGAACCGATAATGTGTTTAGTGGTTAAATAATAATAACCCTGATAGTTCGTACCTATCGGGGTTTATTTTTTTTATGGCAAAAGACCCAGCGTTTTTATTTTATCCAGGTGACTATGTAAGTGGCACTATGGGAATGACATTTGAAGAGAAGGGAGCATATATGGACTTGCTTATGCTTCAATTTAACCGAGGGCATATGAACACTCATATGATACAACATACGGTTGGTCACTTGTGGGAGCAAGTGAAATGCAAGTTTATTCAGGATAACGAAGGTTTATGGTACAATGTCAGGCTTGATGTTGAAAAAGAAAAGCGTAAAACCTTTACTGAGTCAAGGCGAAACAATATGAAACCTAAAGACAAACCCTCATATGAACCCCCATATGAAACGCATATGCAACCTCATATGGACTCCCATATGGAAAATGAAAATGAAAATATAAATAAAGATATTAATACTAATAAAAGTAAATGTAGTTTTGAACAAGCTTTTGAATATATGGCTAATAAAATTAGTTTAGATTTAGCTAAGATTGAAGCTGAAAAGTTTGTAAATTACTATACAAGCAACGGGTGGAAAGTAGGGAAAAACCCTATGAAAAGTTGGACACACGCAGCAAATACTTGGTTAATAAACTCTAAACAATATGCAAAAGGAACTACAAACAATCAACGAAAGCTTGATAAAAACGAACTCGAGAACCTTAAAAACTACAACTATATCCACTCTACTTCCTATGGAGCAGGAGATTATGACCGCCTTTTCGGGGGAACGAATGAGGAACATAAACTCTACCATATTTAAGCAGAACCTTATTTACTTGATGCAGCTTGTAGGTATTAACAATCCTGGAGATGTTAAGTTGGCAATCCTTGAAGATTGGATAAGAACTGAGTATGGTGGGTTTACAATAAACGAAGTTAAAGTAGCGTTTAAGCAAATGGTAGCCAATGACTTTATAGATCACTATCAAAATTTTAGTCCTGCATACTTTAGTCAGGTTATGGATAGGTACAAGAAAAAAGCAAACGAAGTAAGAAAAATGATGCCACAAGAACTAGTAGAAGCAATCCCACACCTTACCGATTTAGAGATAATTGATTACTCTTACCAGGAATATAAGGTTTTGGAAAATAGAACTTTTGACAGGTTGTTTAACCCATTGAGCGTATTTACAAAGCTTAATAGTACAGGCATCAAGGTATGGACAAAAGAAGATGGCGCACTTGCTAAAAAGAAACTTATGGAGATTATAACCTACAAGGCTAATAAAATGGACATCATAAGTGCAAAGCAGTACCGAGACGAATGGACTGAGAGTTGGCTAAAGAACCAAGCAAGAGCAGTTGCCGTAGCATTATTTTTTGATTTGCAAATTGCTAATAATAAAACCTCATTCAAATGAAACAAATAAACTTATTTGGTCAAGAGTTTGCTCCTAATAAAGACGAGCAAAAATACTCTTCTAAGATAGAAGCACCTATATATGAGCCTAAAAACTTAAAGCCTCATATTTTAGAACTATGCGATAAGTCAAAAACACATAGAATTATTAACGAGATTGAACAATCAAGCTTATCTAATGACGAAAAGTTTTTTTTAATTGATGCAGCAAGAAGGCATAACGTATTTAATTATGAAAAGATTGCCGACTATTATGCTCATTCATCTATAGAAATGCAAACACTTATGGAACGTAGTGGACTTGTTATTATAGATTTTGACAAGGCTATCGAGTATGGGTATGTTAAACTATGTGATGAAATTAGAAAACAATATTTAGAAGAGTATGGAGAATAATTTTGCAGTGTTTATATTAACACACGGAAGGTCAGAAAATGTTTTAACATATAATACATTAAGAAAATGCGGATATAATGGCAAAATATATCTAATTGTAGATAATGAAGATAGCCATTTAGAAGCATATCAAAAAAACTTTGGCATTGAATATGTAAAAATATTTGATAAAAAAGCTATGGCAGATAAAATAGATGAAGCTAATAACTTTGATAATAGAAAGGTAATAGTTCACGCAAGAAACTATTGTTTTGAATTAGCAAATGAATTAAACTATAAATATTTTATACAACTTGATGACGATTACTATGAATTTATATACAAATTTAGTGATACAAAAGGTCAAGTATTAGCAAAGGATATAAATAATGTATTTGATTTAATGTTTAATTTCTATAAAAAAACTAATGCTTTGTCAATTTGTTTTGCTCAAACAGGAGATTTTATAGGCGGAGTAGATAATGGTAAAGGTGTTTATAGATTTGCTAAAAGAAAATGTATGAATAGCTTTTTTTGCTCAACCGATAGACCATTTCAATTTTTAGGTTCAATAAATGAAGATGTAAATACATATACAACTTTAGCAGGTAAAGGAGAATTGTTTTTAACTATACCTGTTTTTGCTATAAACCAAAAGGATAGTCAAACACAAAAAGACGGTATGAGTGATATATATAAACTACAGGGAACATATGTAAAATCTTTTACAACTGTTTTAATGCAACCAAGCAACGTAAAGGTTTCTATAATGAATGCTACTCACAAAAGAATACACCATTCTATTAGTTGGAAAAATACAACCCCAATGATAGTTAGCCAAGCATATAAAAAATAAATTTTGTTAATATCGAAATATTTAATATAGTTTTGTAATATGACCGCAAACGAATTAACCAAAGAAGCAATTAAGACCCTAAATAAAAACGGGTGCTTTGTATGGCGCAACAATAATCTTGCGGTTAGGGGTCGCACCTTTATAGGCTTGAAGGGAGTTCCAGATGTAGTAGGCTTTCACACACAAACAGGAGTAGCGGTTTATTGCGAAACAAAAGCAATAGGGGATAAATTAAGCAGCTATCAGATAGCATTCTTAAACTTAGCAAAGAGCGGTAATTGTTTTTGCTACATAGCAACCGAAGAAAACGGCAAACTAATCCTAAAAGAATATGAACAAGAATAGCATCATATTGGAACTTTGGGAAAGCCGAGAACTAAAGGAAGCAATAGACAAGATGCAGCCTGAAGATTTACGAGAAGATTTAAGAAGTGAACTATTTAAAGTGCTATGCGAAATGGACGAGGAGCGGATAATAGATATGCGCAATCGTAACGTATTAAAGTTCTACTTAGTTAGGACTATGATTAATATGATGCAAAGTAACACGAGCCAATTTTATAGAACATACCGCAAACCTTTAGAGGTTGAATTAATAGTACACGATAGAGACGAGGACTTACTTAACAAAGTAGAAGACGAACTATCCAAGATGCACTGGTACAAAGCAGAACTATTAAGAGTGTATGCTATTAAGCACAACTGCAACGCTAAAGAACTTAGCAGGGTTACAGGGATACCTTATATGTCAATACATAGGGAACTTAAGCTAACTAAACGTGAACTAAAAAAACAATTACGCAAATGATAATTATAGCAGCGATATGCTTTGCAATATTCTTTGTTGAGATACACCAATTTCATAGAAAATGGAAGTTAGATTTTAAGCCTTTTAGTTGCACGAGTTGTTTAGCAGCTTGGAGCGGATTGGCTTTATATTTACTTCCTACAATTTGTACTGACATAATTGCGTTTGTATTTATACCAGGAGTAGCAGCACCTTTACTTTCAAAACTAATGTGGAACTTATGGAAATAGAACACCGAAATTATTTAGACCTGCATAGACCTAACTACGAAATGGTGCAGAACGGCTATGTAAGGAATATAGATTTGGACATCTTAAAAATGTACGAGCATATATATCGCAAGTATATGAACCCAGATTTCATATTAACAGTATGGTGTAGCCATTGTATTTTTGATATGATTAAACGCTTGTACGAATGGTACGACTTACAACCTAAACCTAAAAATAAAAAGAATGGCTAACTTTATTCACCCTACTGCTATCATTGGCGATAACGTAATTATTGGAGATGGCAATTACATTGGTGCTTATTGTATTATTGGAGACCCTGCCGAACATAAGAAGTTCTGGCAAAAAGAAAAAGGCAAAGTTTACATTGGAGATAACAATGTTATCACAGGACTTGTAACAATAGACGCAGGTACCGAGATTGATACCTTTATAGGCAATAATTGTTTTATAATGAAACACGCACACATAGGACACGATTGCACAATCTTAGATAATGTAACAATAAGCTGCGGAGCAAAAATAGGTGGGCATTCAATTATAGACAATGGTGCTAATATAGGACTTAATGCAGTACTACATCAATTTGCAAACGTAGGAGAAAATTGTATGATTGGCGCAAGTGCCTTTGTTAAAGGAGATGCAAAACCAAATACTAAATATGCAGGAGTGCCGGCACGAGAAATCGGTTCAAACATAAGATAATGAATGCAATAGTATACTTAAACTATAAAGATAGAAACATTAATACATTGTTTGATAATATCAAAAATGCAGGTAAGCATATTGATATAGTTACTATTATTAATGAAGAAGGTATAGCATTTGCAACTAATAAAGGCTTAAGGAATTTAAACTTTGATAATATAGATTATGTAACTATTATGGGTAACGATATATTAGAACCTGATAATTGGTTGCAAATAAGAAATGACTTTTTACAAGACAAAACTATTGGTATTTGTTCTATTCCTTTACATAGTACAAGTAATGACTCGGCTGATTTAATTGGCAACCTTACTATCAGAAAAGAAACTATAAATAAAGTTGGTGCATTTAATCAAGAACTTGACCCATACGGAGCAATAGATTTAGATTATTGTACAAGATGCAGGGCAGCAGGTTTGCATACGAAATATATTAAAGAATATACCGCAAATCATATTGAGCAAAATAGCATTGATGCTTATGGTTACAATAAAAATGAATTAGTACAAAAGACCTGGAATTTGCATAGTAATAATGTGTCTGGTTATACTAATGGAAATAAAACATATTATATAAACTTATGAGAATACTTTGTATAACTTCTGCTAACTCGGGTGTAGGACTGCACCGAATTATGATGCCAATAGTACACTTAGAAAAAGAGTACGCACTTATAACCGATGTATTAAATGACGAGTTACTCGAGCAGGGTTGGGACATTGTGTTAATGAATAGAATGCTTAACGAGATAGATGCAAAGCAAATGGACACTTGGCGCACTAAGTACGGCTTTAAGTTAGTAGTCGATAATGACGATTATTGGGAACTTAGCGAAACGCATCTTTTGTATTACCGATACAAGTACAATAACATAGGCAAACAAATTACCGATTACTTGAATATTGCAGACCTATGTACCTGCACACACGAAAGGTTGGCAAGTGAGATAACCCCATTTAATAAGAACGTTCACATATTACCAAACGCTTTACCCTACGGGCAAGAGCAGTTCCAGGATAACAAGACCGAAGATTACAAGGTAAGGTTATTTTGGTCAGGTAGCGGAACGCACGAGCGAGATTTAGAAATACTAAGGCAGCCGTTCAAAAGGCTACAAGGTATGAATATAAGAACTGTAATAGCAGGTTACAATGACGGAGAAAAACCTATATGGGATAAAATGATTGATGCCTTCACTTGCGGACTAAAGCTAAACCCTACGATTTATAACTATGCAAAAGTTACGGAATATATGGGGGCTTATACAGATAGCGATATTTCAGTTATCCCATTGGTAGATAACAAGTTTAACGCTATGAAGTCAAACTTAAAGGTATTAGAAACGGCTGCTAAAAAGAACCCTGCTATTGTTAGTTACGTTAATCCTTACTTAGATATGCCCGTTCATTATGTTAAAAGCCAAAAGGATTGGTATAAACATATACGAGATTTAGTAAGCGATGCTGATATGCGAAAGGAGAGCGGACAAAAGTTATTTGAGTTCTGCCAAAAGAAGTATAACTTTGACGAGATAAATTTAGACCGAAAGTATATTTATAGTAAACTATGCCAGTAATAAAATGCTCAAATGGGAAATATAGAATAGGCTCAGGCGGTTGCGTTTACGATACCGAAGAGAAGGCATTGCAAGTTTGGAAGGCTATTCTTGCAGGTGGCAAGTTTGCCGAAAGCTATACTGACTACCCCGAAAGTGCAACTAACAACGCAAAAAGGGCAATAGAATGGGCAGAGAAAAATGGTTGGGGTTCTTGTGGAGAAGCAACTGGGAAAGCAAGAGCAAGGCAATTAGCAAATCGTGAGCCAATTAGTAGAGATACGATTGCCCGTATGGCTTCGTTTAAAAGACATCAACAACATAAAGACGTTCCTTATAGCGAAGGTTGTGGTGGCTTAATGTGGGATAGCTGGGGCGGTACGAGTGGCGTTGAATGGGCGATTAACAAACTAAAAGAAATAGACAATAAATAATTTGCATACTTAAATTTTTATTATTAACTAACGGAAAATTTAATGGGGAAAGTATGCAGAAACACACACAAATTTATTTGCAGGGAATGGGGTATAAAAAAACGGACTTCATTCCTTGCGAAGTGTGTGGCGCACAAGCGGTAGACATTCATCATATTGAGGCGAGGGGAATGGGTGGCAGCAAAGAAGCAGATGTAATAGAAAACCTTATGGGACTTTGTAGGAAGTGCCACATAGAATACGGAGACAAAAAACAATATAAAGAGTTTCTAAAAGACATACACGCAAAGAATTATGGCAAAGATTAAAGAGAACAATAACAAAGTTAGCTTTGGCAAACGCAAAAGAGGGTCTGCAAAGAAGTCCTTTAACAAGCACACACCCAGAGAAAAAGCATATAGAGGTCAAGGACGATGAGAAAGTTATGGGCTATATGGTATTTATTAACAAACAAAGCTTACTTCCTTGCGGTATGTAAGACAGGTAAAAATGGAGACGATATGACCACAATCGGTAACTACACCTATGCGATGGCAGAAACTTTAATCAATAAGCACATAGCAGACGTTGACACTTTCATTGAACAACAGAATGCAATAGACGAAGCAAACGATATAATTAACGGCATACTATGATAATACTATCAAGCCAAGTAGAGAGCATAGCCTCACGCAAAGACAAAACAATAAAGCTAACTTTAGCAACCCAAGAACTAAGTCCTAAAGATGCAGCTTCTTTGTTTCAGCTAAACCAACAGTTTTGTTACTTGGCAATCAAAGAAGAGCCGTTTAGTAAAGAAGAACAAGACGTAGTAGAAAACCTAAAGGCTGACCCTGACACCTTTAAGACACCAAGCCAAAGATTAAGGGGCATTTTATACAGAACATACGAACAAGACAACGAAGGGTATAAAGATTTTAACACATATTATTTATCCGTAATGGATAGGATATGTCAGCACTATAAAACAAAAATAGATGGGTAGGCATAAAGCAATAGAAACACCGGAATTAATGCTACAATACTTTACTGAGTATTGCGAGTATTGTAAAAGCAATCCTATTAAAGTACACGACTTTGTAGGTAAAGATGGTGACGAAGTTTATAGATTAAGGGAGCGACCTTTAACAATAGAAGGTTTTGAAAACTACTGTTACAATCAAGGAGTTGTAAGTAATATAGATAGATATTTTGCTAACACAGATAATGCTTACGAAGAATTTCGTAGCATCTGTTCGCGTATTAGGAAAACAATTAGGCAAGACCAAATCGAAGGAGGTATGGCAGGGGTTTACAATCCAAGCATAACTCAGCGATTAAATAGCTTAGTAGAAAAGTCAGAAAACAAACACGAAGTAAGTGAGATTAAAATTACTTACGATAGATAATGCAGACAGTAGGCTTGAAGTTACATAATCCACACCCAGCGCAAAAGCAAGTACTTGATTGCGACAAAAGGTTTATTGTAATGATGGCAGGGAGAAGATTTGGTAAGTCATTGATTAGCCAAACGATAAGCATAGAAACTGCGGTTAATAAAAAGCGTGTAGCTTACATTACACCTACTTACCAATTAGGCAAGATATTCTTTAAGGAAATAGTAGACCTATTACCATTAGAAATATACTCTAAAAACGAAAGCGACTTAGTTATTACATTCATAACGGGTGGCTCAATTCGTTTTTTTACGGGCGAAAGGTTAGACAATCTTCGTGGTTTAAAGTTTCATTTAGCAGTAATAGACGAGGCTTCCTTTATACCTAACCTTGAAGATGGGTGGCTCAACTCGATAAGACCTACCTTAACGGACTACAAGGGCAAGGCTATATTCTTAAGCACCCCAAAAGGCAAGAATTACTTCTTTAGTTTATTTAGCAAAGCAGAACCCGATTGGCAAAGCTTCAAGTTCACTACATACGATAACCCTTACATTGACCCGAATGAGATAGACGATGCAAGGAAGCAATTGCCAGAGGTTGTGTTTGAGCAGGAGTATATGGCAAACCCTGCTGAGAACGCAGCTAACCCTTTCGGCAGCCAACATATACGCAAGTGCTTACACCCTGTTACAACTATGCCGGTAGTAGCTTATGGGATTGACCTTGCTAAGTCAGTCGATTGGACAGTTATCGTAGGCTTAGACGAAGACGGAAACGTGGCTTATTTTGACCGCTTCCAAATGGATTGGCATAATACCAAGCAAACTATCCTTAGGCTGCCTAAATGCCCTATCCTTGTCGATTCTACGGGGGTTGGCGACCCTATCCTTGAAGACCTACAAAGAGAAGGGGTAATGATACAAGGGTTAAAGTTTACAAGTTCAAGTAAGCAGCAACTAATGGAAGGCTTACAGGCTGCGATACATCAAGGTAAGATTGGCTATCCTGAGGGGATAATAAGCCAAGAACTTGAAGTATTTGAATATATGTACACGGCAACGGGGGTTAAGTACTCAGCACCTTCAGGCTTCCACGATGACGCCGTAATGGCTTTGGCTTTGGCTTGGCAGAACTTCAGCCTTAAACGTGGCACGGGTAGGTATGCCTTCCTATAATTTACCGTTTATCCTTAATATTTACCGCTCATCACAATTTTAAAAAAAAAGTTTACCCATTTGATTGTTGAATGTTAAAAGGTTGTAGATTTACATACCAATTAACCATAAAACAAAACACAATGACAACTTTAAGCCAATTAGAAAAACAACTACAAGACCTAAGAATTGCTTTCGCACAAAAGCTTTTAACAACGAATGAATACTGCGAAACATACTTAGCAATTAGTAAAAAAATCAAAGCAATCAAATAAACAAAATAGGGGTGCGACTATTCAACGCACAATTTAACTCACTAAACTAAACACAATGAAAAAAGAAACCGCACAACTTTTAGCCGTATTTTTAGTAGCTTGTTACCTTATTGGGCAATTACAAGACATCTACTCAAAATGATTTACGCTATCTGCCTTCTGCTAATTACAACAGGTTTTGTAATAGCAGCATTATTTGACTACACAATTAAACACAATGACCCAAACAACAAAAGATTACATAGACAAATACTACGCAAGTGAACCGATTAGTATAATGATGACTAACATCGATG